CTCATCGAGGATGATGTCGACGTCGAGCGAACCGAGATCGTTGACGATGGTCGGCTGCATCGTGTGCGGGTCGATCGACAGGCGGTTGATCGACAACCACTGCGCCAGCTGGTCATCATCCGTCACGCGAATCCAGCGTTCGGCCGTCCAGTGCTCCTGCACCGCCGACCAGATTGCCCGATAGACGCGCAGCTTCCAGCCCTTGTAGCCGAGCAGGTACGGCCCAAGTTCGGCAATGCCGGCCTGCTGCTGTAGCGCAATGGCGCGGCCCGACATGTCCTGGACGCCGGTGCCCATCAGCGCCGGGTTGAAGCCGTAGTTTTCGATCTCCTCCTTAGCCTCTTGCAGGAAGCCAAGGTGACCCTGCAATTCCTGCGCCTTGGCCCCGTCGTCGAACTGCGGCGCTTCCGTTCCCATCGGGTGCTTGATCACACCGTCGGGTCGAGCGGCCTCCTTGCGGATGTCTTCGACGTCAAGGCCCGCACCATCCTGAATGATCACGCGGCGGCTGTTGAGGATGTGCAGGCCCTTGGACCGGCGCTGGTTGATCTCGTCCTGGCTCGACTTCATGTTGCGCACAAAGCCGTATCGGTCGCCGTCCTGGTCGACGTTGGCCGAAAACATGATGTACTTGCAGACGTCCCTGCGCTTTTCGTCGTGCAGGTAGGTCGCGCCTTCGGCGAGGATCGCGCCGCCGGTATAGATGCACCAGAACCAGCGATCGCCGATCTTGTACCAGTGATCGATCACGCGGACGCGCCGATGATTGGCGTCCCCCGAAATCCATTTGATGTCGCTGTCGGGGTTGCTGGTGAGTTCGGAGCCGGCATCGAGCGACGCGCTGATCTCGGCTTTCTTGTCCGGGAATGTCGCGACGAGCTCGGCTTCGTCGGCCCACTTGCCGATGCCCATATAGCCGGCGTCGGAAAAGTCCGGCTTCGTCGACCGCGGATCGTAGAAAAATCCCGTGGTGTCGACGACCTCGAAACCAATCTCGGTGTCCCCGAGATCGCCAGGCTCGAGCGTCAGTTCGACGCCGCCGATGCCATCAATGGCGCCCCCGAGCCCGACGTTCGGGGATTTCTCCTTCCAGCGTTGCTCGTCGAGCACGTAGCGCAGCACAGCAGTCGCAACGTCGGCACCTTCCTCATGCTGCGGGGTGCGCGGATAGGCCTTGGGGTCTTGGCGCTGTTTCTCGAGGAGCCCGACAACGGCATTGATCTTCCGGCCCACGCGATTGAAGGTGACGACGGGCTGCCGGCGCTTGTTGAAGGCCTCGATCTGCTTTTTGGTCCACTGCGAGGCGTGGTAATACCGGCGGGCCTCGTGCTGCTCGCGGATTTCGAGCACCTTGAGGTCGAGGTAGTTGAGATAGTCCTGCTTGAGCAGCGGCAGGCTTCGTCCGCCCGACTGATCGACGGGCGCAGCGTTCGGATCGACCATCGATATCCTCGAACTTAATACGATTGCCAGTCGCCGGGGACGGCGGTTTCAGACTTCGACGAATAGCCGGACTTGTTCTTGGCGGTCTCTTCCGCGCCCGGCTTCGGTCGCACCCAAGGCCGCGACATGCAGGCATAACGAGCTTCGTCCGCGACGTGATCTTCCGCCGAGGTGTCGACGTCTTCCAGCCGCTTCGGATCGTGCGGCAATGCGGGCACTGTGCGGATGAAGTCCTTGCAGGTTTCGAACACATAGAGCATCGGCACGCCGGCATTCCCTTTGAGCCGGTTGCGCATTTCGTCCCAGCCGCCCATGGCACCATTGCCAGCCACGCGGCGATTGTCGGCCGGCCGGAAGATCACCTTGTTGCGGACGAAGATTTCCGCTCGCGACGGGCCGCCGTCCTCCGCGAAGATTGCAGGATCGGCGACCGCGTAGCTGATCTTGTCGCCCGCATCGCGTTGCAGGATCCCAGCAGCCACTTCCTCAGTGGTGAGCTTCAGTCCCTTGGCCGGAGCACTTGCCCCGTACCATTCGCGGTATCGAACCAGAGCGCCGCGGGGAATCCTGCCCCAGTCGTCGCGGGCAATCGCCCACCAGCCCACCGAGAACGGGGCGGCAGAGCCCCAGTCGAAGGAACGGAACCGCTCCCAATCGGGCGGGATGGCAAACGGCTGCACGACGTGCTTGCTGCTGTCCCAACAGTCGAAGAACGCTCCCTCGATGACGTTCCAGTCACCCTGAAGCCATGCCTGCACGAGCGCCTTACTGCCCGACATGAAGAGGTTGGCGACGTACCCCGGATCGTTGTGGAGAAGCTGCGGATTGTCGCTCAGCTTGGCCGGGATGAAGACCCGCGAGCGCGAAACCTCTTCCCCGGTGAATGGGTTCGTGAAAGTCGACTTGACGACGTTCCACGCGCCCGGATCGATGTAGCGTGCTTTGACCCAGCCATGGCCCGGACCGCCGGGGTTGCACGAAGCTCGGAACCCTGTCGGCACGCCCGCACCGGAGCGCAGCGTCGCCTTGATCTTGTCGAGCGGCGCCGGATCGGCAAACTGCGTCAGCTCCTCGACATAGACGCGTGTGTAGTCGTGGCCCTGGTAGTTGTCGGCATCCGAGTCCTTGTCGAGATACCGGAAGTAGAGCGTTGCGCCGTTCGGCCAGACGAAGCGCTTGTCCTGCTCTTTCCAGACGGCCCCGAGCGGTCGAAACAGCCGCTTGGCGCGTTCGATGGTGGGCAGCAGCGCAATCTGCGTGCGCCGGAGGAACAGCCCCTTTGCGTCTTCGCCGTAACGCTTGGCGTGCAGAGCCCAGTCACCAAGGCACGCATCCGTCTTACCGCCGCCTCTGGCACCCCCATAGACGACTTCGAACACGGGGCATTTGACGAAGGCTTCCTGCGGACCTTTCTGCGGTCGCCAGACGTACTCAGTTCGGCTTGTGCTCGGCGGCCCAGTCCTCTTCAGAGGCCGGCTCGTCGGTGACGTCGACGTTGTAGTTAACATTCTCAGCCTTATCGACGACGAGCCCGAGAACCTTGGCCTTGCCCAGCGTGGCCGCGACAGCAGCAGCAGCAGCACCATTCTCGCGGGCAAAGGCGCGATCTTCGTCGAGCTGCCGGGCGATGTCTTCGACGGTCGTCACTGTGTTTGCAGCCGCCTGCCCCTTGAGTTCGGCAACTCTTGACGAAATTTCGTCATTCTTCGTCAGGCGGGTGGAATTGCGCGGATCGGTGTAGCCGGCATCGCGCATCGCCTCTGTCGCGCTTTTGCCCTGAGCCAATGACTGGGCGAAACGCTCATGTCGGGCATTGGCGAGAACGGGCATGGCTGCCTCAAACGACGAAGCCCGCAGCGGTTGCCACGGGCTCTTTGGACGCAAAGCGTCAGCATCTATTTCGGACAACGCCATGATTTGGGCGCGGTCGTCAAGCGGCCTTCGCGTCGGTCTTGAAGTGTTTCACCAGCCCATTGAGCGCGGTGCGCAGTGCGCCGTACATTTCCGGCCGATCGAACTCCTGCACGACGATGGTCGAGATGGCGCGCATCCGGGCAACTCGTTCGGTGACGGGCGCATGATCCTCGATCGCATCGTTGGCCGCGTCGAAGGCATCCTTGATCGCCTGGTAGCGAGCCGCCTCTTCCGCTTCGTCTAGCGCGAAGGCGGCGCTGCCGGCGGTGCGGAAGCCACGGGGAGCGTTCGCTGCGGCGTGCCGGGCGTTGACGATGCGCAGCCAATCCTCGCCAGCCTGCCACTGCGCCTCGCTGACTGTGCCTCTGAGACAGAGCCGACCGAGCAGCGTTGCCGCCTTCTGGTCCATGACATCGCGAGGGCTGACGCCGAACACGCGCTGGCGGTACTCAACAGCCGCGCCCATGACGTTCTGCTCGGCATCGCGCCGGCTCGAGCGCTGCGGCTTGCCGTTCGGCTCGCGCTTGCCGGACTTACGATTGCGACCGCGTTTTCCCATATGCCCCGATCCCCCGATCTAGCGTTTACGTATCCTGTCCCGGCTTCACCGAGCTGTGAGGTTGACCGGTGGCCTTGATCGCGCGGATGGTCGAGCGCAGCTTGTCCACGGCCTTGATGGTGTCGTTGCTGAGCAGCCCACCATTGCCGCCCATCCAGATTTGGCCGATGAGCTGGCCGCTGTCGTCCATGGTGACGGAGTCGACCACGACTTGGGCATCAGCTATCAGCGACGCAAGCTTTTCGGCCTCGCTCATGCTGCGCTTGGGGTCGTGATCGGGGAGGGTCATTTAGCGCGGGCTTTCTTGTCTGCGGCGCGCTTGGCGTACTCAGTTCGAAGAAGAGCCAGTTTCTCGAGGCGCCCTAGATCAGCCCACGAACCGAACCCTCCGCTTTCGCGCTCGAAACGGGCTTTGGCGGCGTTGTAGATGGCGAGTTCGACGGCAATCTCATCTTCCTCGCTTCCAATGCGGATGACTTCGCCCATCACATCACCTGCTCTCTGGCGCGGGAGAGGTTGGAGTCCCCTTCGAGCGCTCGCGGATTGTTGTCGCGGAGCCACGCGATCCGCTCGACTCGGCGCGCTACGATTTCGGATACCTCGCGGCGTGTTAGATGGGTCATCAGCCAGCGATAGCGTTCGGCCTCAGTGCGACCGACGCAGATCACAGGAGGGATAATGCCAGATGTCATGCTGCGTCCGCCGCGCCGTCGGGATCGCCAACCTCGAAATATGGGTCGCGGTCAAATCGCTCGTTCGTTTTCGCAATGCGCTTGCGGTGGCGCTCGACCGGATCGTCCAGCGACTTCGCGGCCAAGTTCGCGACTACATCATCGATCATCGCTTTCACTTTGGCACGGGACTCCGGCGAGCGCTCCACGTCAGGCGGTGGCAGAGCCGGATGCAGGCGCTTGTCGCGGTTCTCACGGTCAACGCGGAGGTTCATCAGCCGTCGGCACTCTGCCGCCACCAACGGCGCAGCCGGAACGAATGCCGGATTCACGCCCGGCGCCGAGCCGGTGATGAAGCTCTGAATTGCGGCCTCGATGTCCCGAATGTCGTACATTACCAGCGCCTCGACGTAGATTTTGAAGCGCTCCAAACGCTCCCGAGTCACGTCGCCGGCATCACCCCGATCTGACTGCGGATAGGTACGAAACAACCGCTCCAGTGCCGACGCGATCCTCGAATTCCTGTTGTCCATTTGCCACTTTTTCCCCGTACATTCTCGCGATGTCCGCCATCTGCGGCGGTCTTGCCGACTGTGCGGGCCCAGCGCGTGCCACCGGCGCCGCTGGTTCGTCGGTCCAGCGGTCCTGATTGAGCCAGGTCGACGGGTTGCACCACGGCCGGTCGTCGGTCTTGCCGATGTAGCGATGCAGCCCCGCCATGAGGGTTTCGAGGTCAACTCGGCCCATGGCTCTGGAAAAGGCTTTCGAGGCGTCGGCCTTCCCGACCTTGTGCGGATAGACCGACCAGAAGGCATCGAAAGCGCGCTCGCGCGTTTCTTTCTTTTCTTCCTTCTGAGGTTCTATCTCTGAATTAGAGGTTTTATCCTCTACGCGGGTGGCGCGCCCGTGAGTGTCGTCACTGTTACGGTCACGCGACTGTAACGTCGCTGTAACGTTACGCTGTTTATCCCTCGCCCTCCGGGTACGTTCGCGCTGAGCAGCCTTCCGCGCCTCCTCGGCCTCGATCCCATCGGCGAGAATGTCGAGTATGCCGGCCATCTGCTCGGACGAGAGCCCAAGCGATGCGAGCTTCCGCAACGTGGTCGCTGGAATGCTCAATGTGATCGCTCCAGGCTCTTGATCCGTCCCTGCACAATGGCCAGTTGCATCGGGCTTTCGTTCGCCACGGTAACGAGGCTTTCCTCGCGTCGGCGCAGGCGGCGCAGCTCGGCACGAAGCTCGGGATCGCGCGGCTAGACGCCAGGTGACGGCGGCAGCACGTTGGCCATCGGCGGCAATCGGTAGGAGATGAACCAGGCGAGCAGCGCCGGCACGTCGGTCTCATCCAAGCCGACGTTCTTGGCGATTTCCTCCCACGAGAGCACCGGGTCACGCGCAACGGCCATCAGCCGCACATGCGTCCACAGAGCATGGTTGTCAGGCCGCAGCAGATCGCTCATCGCTCTGCTCCCGTCGTTACTGAGGCCAGCCGCGGCGCCAGCCGGGCAGGCTTGACGAAGAACCCGTTGCGCTTCGCCAGCGCCAAAATCTCAACCGCCGTGGTATCGAACTCGAAGGCGATCACATCAGCGGTCGCGCCCTCACGAGCCCGCAACATCATCCGGTCCATCTGCGCCATGTTCCAGCGCAGGTTTAGGTGCGGGTACTGTTCTTGAAGCTGCCGAAAGCTCATGCTGCCCTCACAATGACGGTGCACGGCGCGCCAGTCTCGACGCGGCGCACGTTGACTTCGCGGACGAACCCGTCATGATCGTCCGGCAGCACCTGGTGCGTGACGAGCAAGTCGAGTACGGCCTTGTTCCGGTTATCGAGGTCGAAGCGCCGAGCGTGCGGCGGGCACAACTCGATAGCGACCACGACGGGCCCCTTGAACTTCGGCGGCCGTTGAGCCTGGAGCGTCCAACCCGCTTCCTTCTGCCAAGCCGCGTATTCCTTGGACGTGAAGCGGCCGCCTCTGCCGCCTCGCGCATTGACGAACAGCCCATTGGTTGAAGGCGGCCAAGGAAGCGCAATCCTCGCCTCCCCCCTATTGTCCCCTCTGGTCAAGTCTGTGGACATGGGTTAGGCTGCTCCGTCGAGAATGGAGAGTTGTTCTGGCTTCGGCACGGCCACGAACATGTCGGGCTGCGAAAGCGCACGCGATATGCGTGCGCAGGCTATGTCGAAGAAGCGTGGTTCTTTCTCGATGCCGATGAACCGCCTTCCGAGCTTGACGGCCGCAACGCCCGTCGTTCCGCTGCCGGCGAACGGATCGCAGATGAGCTGGCCCGGATTGGTGAAGTCGGCCACCAATTCGCGCATGAGCGCGACGGGCTTTTCCGTCTTGTGGACGCCGTGACGGTCAGGCCCGTTGGTCAAATGCGTGTAGACGCCGCGCTTGCCGCCCGCATTCCAGCGCGAGTGTCCTTTGCCGCACCACGCGAGTGGCATGGACTCGTAACCTGGCGCGGGCATCTGCCCGTTTAGTTGCGGAGTGGAGTCCGGCTTAACCCAGATCATTGTGCGCTTGTATTTGCCGCCAGCGATCTCGATGGCGTCGCGCCATGCACCGGCCGCTTCTGCCTGGCAGAAGAATAGACACCAGCCCGTCGATAGGTCACAGCAGAGCTGCGCCACTCGACCGCGTATTTCCTCCGTGATAGCTTCGAAGTCGAGATCCGCATCGATGCCATGCTTCAACGAAGCTTGCGTTCGGCGCCCTTCCCGGTGCGCTTCTTTCTCGTAGGGCGGGTCGGAGATCACATGGTCAACCGGCTTAAGCGTCGGCAGCACCTCAAGGCAATCGCCGCAGTACAGTTCAACGCCTTCCGCCAATACCTCTTTGCGGCCCGTCACCGTCCCTCTCCCTTCTTGTCCGCCCGCGTCACCGCACGCTGCCGAGCTGCTTCACGCTGCTCCGGTGTGAGACGGGCGGTTTCTGCTCTGAGCCGTGCCGTCATTGCCTCGCGTGCTGTCCTCGCCTTCACGTTCTCGCTCTTGGTCGCGACGACGTGGCGGATGATGACATGCGGAAGCGGCTCGGGCTTCCTGGTGAAGCGGCCAAGCTGTACCCGCATGGCCTGCTGTAGCTGCTCGAATGCGGTCATGCTGCAGCTCCCTTCAGCAGCGGCACTTCGTGCGCAACCCGGCGCCGGGCAACGGCGGCATATTTGGGCTTTCCTTCAATTAGGATGGCACTCCGACCGTGTTCGCTGGCGACAACACCGGTGGTTCCACTG